GGTATTTCAGCTTTTATTTCACTATGATAACCAAAGCATCGCACTCGCACCCTGTTCATTTCTAGTGGATCATTTCGGTCTTCTACCACTCCCGTAAACCACGCAAATTCTCCGCCTATAAATTGATCAGCTTGTTGCATCTAAATCCACCTCACTTGAATCTCTTTGTATTGTTAATTCTTGAAAAAAACCTTGATTAAATATATGATCTATATGTGTAATAATAAAAACCCCTGATTGTAAAGAATCAAGTTCTGTACTGTCAACTTCTTTAAAGCCAGTTTTTAAAATATCTACTCTTATTTTTTTACCCACCGATAAATCAAAATCCCCAGCAACTTGTATTTTATGGCTTTGATAATTTAGATTTTCTAAATGTGACGTAGCCTTTTGTAAGTCTGATATAATTGGAGAAGAATAATTGCTCGAATTAAAAAACGACTGACTGTTAGTTGACATATAATACGATTTGCTATCTAGGAATTCATCTAAAAATTTATCATCTATTTTAGAATTTTCTGATTTAGAAAATGGTTGGTAATCGTTTAGCTTTGTCATTTTATCAGCATTATACTGATATACCGATTTTTTATACGACTTATTTGCTATATCAAGTGTATGCAACGTACTGACATAAGCCCCGTTAATACCGTCAGCAAGCTTGCTTTGATTATAGTCTGATTGTATATGCCTAATCATTGACTTCTCAGCCAGGTAACCTTCTTTAGTTTCTAATGATATACCTTGCCCAACAAAGGGAGAATATGTATACGAAACTACATATTCGTCTAAATCGGTTAATTGCTTATATGATTTTAGGTATACCTTACCATCCTCAGCTAAGGTTTGATAATAAAAGTGAGGAGTCCCAGCATCAAAAGCATGAGACATTAGCCAGTAAATAGCGTCCATTGGCTTAATGTTAGGGTATATTCCTTCAATAATGTTTTTACTAGAGTCACTATATTCGCCATTTTCTATTTTTAAAACATTAGTACTTATTTTACTAATTAATTCTGTAGGAGAACCATAAAAGGGAATTTTTAATTTCATGAAATCCCCTAGATATACAAATTCGCTTACTGCTGTAATATTAAATGTAGCTAAGCCAGGTTTTGGTCTTTGATAATTTAATATCTCTTGTATTCTTAAATCTAGCATAAACCCCTTAGCATCTGTTGAATCTGTTCCACCTTCGTTTCTACTAACCTTCAGTTCGAGCTTCTCGTTACCTTGTAGGTTAATATACTCAACAAAATTACCACTATCACCTATAGAAAGATCGACAATTAGATTGCCAGAAATTGATTCGGATATACTAAAATACGCCAAATTGGCTGTAATATCATAAGACTTCTTGTCACCATCTCCTGTGTGCTCTTTACTATTACTAACAATTTTTAAATACTCTACATTATAGCTAGTAGGGGTAGAAGCTATATTAGCAAAGCCAACTCTGTTATGCGTAGTATTACTCATTAATCAATCTCTTAAATTTTTCTACAAATTGACCGATTTGTTTTGGATTAATAACTCTAATTTTTGATCTCTCATCATTTTGGCTATAAACATATTCTTGATTAGATACATACTTTATCACGTTAGTAGGTTCCGCGTGAATATCATCTATAAACAGCCGAGATGCATATTCCCTTTCGTTACCTTCTTCGTCTAAAATATAATAATGATGAGGAGCTTCTCTGTAAGGATAAACATTAAAGGTAGCTACGGAATCAGTAGAAGTTTGGCCTACAATAATTTCAGCATTATTGTTATTGAATTGACCATCACCTAAGTATGGGCCATTAGTAACGTCTTGAATAACTAGTTGATTTAAGTCTATAATCTTTTTAGTTAATTTTCCACTAGCACCAGAGTTTCCACCAACAATAGTTTCACCTAATCTAAATTTACCAGCAATAGAATTAGACAATCCATCCTCAACTCTAGGATTAGTCACAATGGCATAACCATTATATTCTTTATCTAAAAACTTATTTATAGCTTCTTGACTCATAGGCCATACTTTATATCCATCATGCAAAAACTGATTAACCACAAAGAATGTCCAATAATATTCAGGTGTGCCGTATAATCTTTGTGATACAATATCAGGCCGTTCGCCATTTTTAATTTCATACAACCTATATAAGGATGGGTCATCGATGAAAGTTTGGACCGGCCGTACAGATCTAAATATGTTTACGATCTTTGTAATAGAACCATCTTTATTCAGATCATAATTTAAAGTTGGAAATTGTTTAAAAAAGCTCATAAATTAATCCTTACTTAGTTTCGTCAGAGTCAAAGTTCTGTTGACCCTCAGAACCAGTTTCTTCTTGGTCACCCGCACCACCTTTATCATGGTATAAATCGTCTTGTGTAAGCTGCTTCTGCTCTTGGAATGACAATGAAAGGGTAACATCGGTCGGCGCGCCGTCGGCATGGTACATGTTGCTATCACTATTATAGGTTGCATTAAGACCTGTTAGGTATGAATCATATAAGAAAGGTAAAAATTTATTAGGTTCCTTTCCTTTCATAAATTTAATTTTAAATAGCGGTGGATACTTTAATGCGATAGATCCTTCTAGTTTAGCATACATTGCTTTACGGAATGTGTGTTCTATTAGTCTAATTGTTTCAGCTTCTTTAGCACTTTCGGCTATAAGTCTAAAATTTAATTCAAATTGTCTAAGGGCCGATCCATCGTAGGCAAGTGTCGTAGCAGGATTTAACGTAACACCTGTTTTAATCTGTGCTGCTTGACCTGCGTTAAACTGATTACCAATAGATAAAGCTTTCATTAAGGCAGCACCGATAGCTTGCCCTTCACCCATAGTCGCGACTACATCTGCATCACTTGCTCCTTCAGCTGCATTTTTCCGAGCATTATTTAATCGCTCAAGGCCACTGATAACCCCTAGGTCAACATTACTAAAATTAGCACCATCACCCAATGAAAAACCTGAAGGTATATACAGATGAATCTTAGTATTCTGCTTAGGGTCCATTCCGTCCTTTATCTCAAACGATAAATGATTACCACTGTTCTTCTTAATACTAGACCGAAGAGAATCTGGAAATGCTATTATGGATGACATATTTTCCTCTTATAAATAACTATTTAATATAACTTTATTTATAATGAATGGAAAGGTAATTTATGGCTTATAAGGGAAAATACCAAATTAAGAATACAAAGAAGTATCTTGGAGACCCAACCAAGGTAACATATCGTTCTTTATGGGAAAGGCAAGCATTTAAATGGTGTGAAAACAATCCACGAGTTAAACGATGGAATAGCGAAGAAATCGTCGTACCTTATAAGTGTAAGACCGATGGTAAACTACATCGCTACTTTGTTGATCTTCTTGTAGAGTTTGACAATAGGGATATTATACTTGTAGAGATTAAACCGAAAAAGGAAACAGTTGCCCCTAAGGAATCGTCACGTAAAACCAAAAGGTATATTCGTGAAGTGATGACATACGCTAAGAACACATCTAAGTGGACTGCGGCTGATCAATACGCTAAACACAAAGGTTGGAAGTTTCAGGTATGGACGGAAGACACATTAAAGAATTTAGGCATAAAACTACTGAAGAGTTGATATAAATAGTTATATGGCTTCACTATTCGATACACTACAAGCAAATGCCTTTAGAGCTGGAATCACAGCACGGACTAAAGAGTCTAAAAAATGGTTCCAGGATAACATTGAAAGTTTAAATATGCCTGGCCGGCAAGCATTACTAAAAGATGACGCATTAGAACCTACATCTAAAATGCTTTATGGTAATATGTTTATGTACTTCTATGATCCTAAACATAAAGCTACATTACCATATTACGATAGGTTCCCTCTAACAATTATGCTAGAGCCAACTAAAACTGGGTTTCAAGGTTTAAACTTACATTACCTAAGACCTGACATAAGGGCTGAATTTTTAGATCAATTAATGCGTTTAGGCCCTAAGAACTTAACTGATAAATCACGTTTAACTAAATTGCGTTATGATTTAATACAGTCGTCTATGAAGTATAAAGAGTTTAAACCATGCTTTAAAATGTATTTAAACGACCATGTTAAATCACGAATTGTAAGAGTTCCGATGACCGAATGGGAAATAGCTATCTTCTTACCAACTGAACAATTTAAGAAAGCTGGTAAGACTAAGATCTGGAAAGATTCAATTAGTGCCGCGAGGAAAAGATGAGTGTAGATAAACTAAAAGCAGTAATATCCAAAAGGGGTGGTCTAGCTAAGAATAATAGATTCCAGGTTATATTCACACCCCCGGAACAGTCGTTAATAAATCTTAATTTAGAAACACTTATAGGTAATGCATTAACTGGTAGAAGTAACGGACTTAAGCAGTTTGTCAATGACCCACGCGATATAGCAGTTCTTTGTGAACAAGTTACGCTGCCAGCTCGTAGCCTTTCAACAGTAGAGTATCAATCTGATCGACAGGCTAATAAGTTTCCTTATACTAATATAGATGGCGATGTAACAATGCACTTTATATTAACTGGCGATTATTATATGAAAACCATGATGGAAGATTGGATGTCTAGTATAATTGACACTGAAACCTATACTCTAGGCTATAAAGATAGTTATTCTACCGATATAGTTATTCAGCAATTAGCACAAGATGGTAAACCAGTCTTTGGCGTTAAATTAGAAAAGGCTTATCCTATTGATGTATCAGCAATAGCACTGAGTACATCAGATGAAGACTTTACCCGTTTAACAGTAACTTTAGCATACGATAAATATGTAGTGGAAGGCCCATTAAGTAGTACATTCAGTGCGTTTAGTGCAGCAATCCCAAGTATTTTATTTTAAAATTAAATTATATTGAAATGATAGGAGTAGTAAATTATGGCTTTGCCAACAGTAAACAGTAGTCGGTACACGATGACAGTACCAAGCACTGGCCAGGAACTTGAATTTAGACCATTCTTGGTTAAAGAAGAAAAAATCCTTATGGTTGCAATGGAATCGAAGGATAATAAAAGTATAGTAAAAGCTTTAAAGAATATATTAAATTCATGTATATACGATGACATTAATATTGATTCACTTACAAGTTTTGACTTAGAGGAACTATTCCTAAGACTAAGATCAAAGTCAGTAGGGGAAACAGCTAACTTACAATTAAAATGTGAAGAGTGTGGAGCTGGTACACCGGTTGAAATTAATCTAGAAGAAATTAAGATGTCGGATCTACCCTCAAGCAAAAGCATCATGATTACTGATAATATTGGAGTAGAATTTAAGTATCCTTCATTAGATACAGTTGGCGACTTATCACTTGCACCTGATATGGCACCTGATAAGCAAATGAAGACCACGATGAAACTAATTGTAAGGTGTATAGATTCTATCTTTAACGATGATGAAGTATGGAGTGCTAAAGATCAAACTGAAAAAGAGCTTACAACATTTATTGAAGATTTAAACTCTGAGCAGTTTGCAAAAATTACAGATTTTTTTGGAAGCTTACCACAATTAAAGCATGATATAAATTTTAGTTGTATTACTTGTAAGCATGAACAAACTATTACTCTGGAAGGTATACAAAGTTTTTTTATGTAGCCCTTTCACATGATACGTTAGTTAATCATTATAAAACTAACTTTGCGATGATGCAACATCATAAGTATAGTTTAACTGAATTAGATAATATGATACCATGGGAAAGGGAGATATATGTAGCACTCCTTCAACAGTGGATCAGAGAAGAAAACGAGCGAATAGCCGAACAGAATAGGAAAATGAAACGATGACGGAAGAAGTAAAAGAAGCATTCCATCCAGCAGATACAAATGGTGATGGTAAAGTAAGTGCAGCTGAAGAGGCATTATACTTAGAGTTTAAACGTAAAGAGCTAGAAGATGCTGATGCAATGCGAGATGCGCAACGTAACATGACGTGGTTCGCCCTTGGTGGATTATTGTTATATCCATTCGCTGTTGTTATTGCATCACTAGCTGGTTTAGATCAAGCCCAAGAAACATTAGGC